CGTCCTTCGTGCAAATGGGTTCGCTGCTATCTGTAACTTACGGGATGTAGCGCAGTTTGGTAGCGCACTTGGTTTGGGACCAAGGGGTCGGAGGTTCAAATCCTCTCATCCCGACATGGAAATGTTATTTGTTTTGACTGGAGTTATGATAGTTATAGAAGCCATTGCGGTTTACTATATTATCAAGCATATTAAACAAATAAATACTGGATTTAATAACTATATAAATAGTACTAATGATAGTAATGAAATTAGTGAAACTATAAATATATATCAGGAAAAGATTATTGAACTAGAAGGAAGAAATCAAAAACTTAGTTTAGAAAATAAGTTACTTCAGGAAAAAATTGCTAAAATAAATAAGCAAATGAAGCAGATCACCGATCATTTTAAAACTAACTGATATAATTATTGTATGGGAGACTCAATGGAAACTGAGGTTCAGGAGCAAAAAAGAGTACTTACCAGAATGGATAGGTGCGATTCACCAAAATGTCCAGCCCAAGCGTGGGTTATTGCAAAGTTTACTACAGGAGAACTATATTTCTGCGGCCACCACTTTGATAAGTATGAAATTGGCTTAATTCGTGACGCATATGATATTGTAGATGAGAGAGAATTTATTAATGCAAAGTCAGAATCTTCTGCTTAGTAAGCAAGAGAGAATAAGATTAGTAAAAAATAGAGATGGCATGTGGTGTGCTATCTGCAAAAAAGAATTAAAGTCTACTTCAGATATTACCCTTGACCATTGGATTCCGCGATCTGCTGGTGGCTCAGAAGATATATCTAATCTAAGACTTGCACATAAGAAATGTAACGCATGGAAAAGTGATAGGATACCAAATGAAGATGGATCGATTCCTCCGCGCCCTCCAAGATCTAATTATAAGGATAGAAGGCGGAGAAAGCAGGAAATATTAGAGGCTTTATGTACTGATTGCTATGACGGTCGGCTTTTGCTTCAGGGAGAAAATTGTCCGATATGCGGAATACCCGCTGGGCCAGAAGATTGGCCCCATTGGGCTAAAAGGCCAGCAAATAAATGTGATCATACTCCTCCAGAGTGGTGCTGGGCATGTTCAATAGGTATAGTTGACCGTAAGCCAGTATTTTTGGTATTATTAGAAGGTGAATAAATTATTCCCCGTTGGTGTAATGGCAGCACAAATGACTTTGGATCATTTAGTCGTAGTTCGAATCTATGACGGGGAGCGGGAGGTGTAAAATGCCTTGGAAAATAAGTAGTAAAAGAAGTGAATGCTCTGGGTATGCAGTAGTTGATGATAAAAATAAAGTTGTAGGTTGTCATCAAACTCGCGCAGAAGCATTAGCACATCAACGCGCTTTGTATGCATCTGAGAATAAATCAGCACATAGTAAAGAAGAAAATGAGCGCAGGGGGAAGCGCAAAAATGAAATGAAGAAGAGTTCTGTAGTAGAAAATTATCCAGAATGCAATGGACAATTTGCAGTAATCTCTGATAATGATGGAGAATTAGAGGGATGCTACCCAACTCGCGCTGCTGCTGAAGATGCTATTAGACAGCATGATATGGGTAATGATAACCCAGACGATAGTATCGATAATGGATGGGGCGGGGCGTTTAGTCCCAGAAAAAAGAAGTAATGGCTATTATTATTTGTGATATTGATGATACATTACTAAGAAATGGAACACAGCCAATTAGATCAACAATTGACTGGATTAATTCCCATCAATCATATACTATTGCATTAGTAACTGGACGACCAAGATCAACAAGATCTAGAACAGTTGCTGCATTAAGAAGTGCTGGTGTTAAATATAATAGTTTATATATGAATCCATACAGTACTCAAGATTCAGATAAATGGAAATATGAAAAAGCAGTATCACTAAATTCCCGTGGTAATGTAGTCCTTGCAATTGAAAATGATGAGTCAGCAAGAGCGGCATATAGAAGAGCGGGAATACCAAAAGTAGTATCCCCAGGATCTTTATCAGATAATACATTACAAAAAGATATTTTTAAGGGTGCTTTCATAGTAGAAAAGAGAGATATTTGACACGCGATAAGGTAATTGAAAAACTTAAGGCAAAGCGTATGAAGAATTCTGCTGCTTCTGCTGAAATTAGTTCTTTTATTGCAGGATGGAATCAGGCAATAAAAGAGGCGATTGATCTTTTAGAGAAGGATTAATCACCCGCGAGTGTGGTGTAGAGGTAACACATCTGCCTTCCAAGCAGTTATCGCCAGTTCGATTCTGGTCACTCGCTCAAGGTGCCTGTGGCGCAACGGATAGCGCAAATGGTTTCTACCCATTAAGTTGGGGGTTCGAATCCCTCCAGGCACGCAATGAAAAAGATATGTCACAATTGTAAAATTGAAAAAGATTTAGAGCAATTTTTATTAGTCCCAGGACAACGTGTTGGGGTCAGAGGAATTTGTTCTGATTGCTTACTAGCCAGATAGTCCCCAAGGTGGGGAAGGTGACTGTAAATCACCCGCGAAAGCATGGGGAGTTCGATTCTCTCATCTGGCACTATTGGCGTGTAGCACAATTGGCAGTTGCAGTCGGCTGTTAACCGACAGGTTGTAGGTTCGAATCCTACCACGCCAGCCGTGATATAATCATATTATAGAATTCCCAATTTTCTTGTGAATGGCAATAAATTTCATAAAAAAATAGGAGAATTAGAAATATGAAAAGAAATAAAAAGATTGCTTTAATAGCAGGAGCATTTATTTCTGCTATGGCTCTATCAAGTGTCGGAACTGCATATGCCATAGAAATGATTGACGTTACAATACCTGTATTCCCCGCCCTTGGGCAGGCTACAGCAGTAGGCTGTGATACTAATGGAGTAGGAACAGCATATACATATGGAAATAGTAGTTCTAATGGAGTAAAGGTTACTAGTATAACTGTTTCTGGAATAGATGGACAATGCAAGAATGCTATGGTTGAATTTCTTCAATCTGGCGTTGTCGCAGCCACCTATACTTCAGCAGTAGCAAATAATTCATCAACAATGAATACAAATATTTTTACTGGTCAGTTTAATGATGTTCGTGTAACACTTACGCCATAAATTATTATGTCCCATGCCCCGCATATGCGGGGCATGGGCATAGTATAATAGAATTATGAATAATGTAATTACTACAGAAACAATTAAACATGGTGGCGGAGGAATTAAAAATCCAACTCGTATTATTCCTAAAATAACTAAAAGAGTAAAAAAGAAATAATGTTTACATTTTACTGTTTAGTTAACAATGGAAACAACTATATACTTATGCCACATATTATTATCTATAATAATATGATAGAAATCATAAAATATTAAAAATCCTTTATTTATAGGCTAAATTAGCGTATAATAGATATATGTTGCCGCCAATGGGAGGTCAATATGACGACAAAAAACCGATTTGGAGCAGCAGTAGCCGCAGGGCTATTTGCTCTTGCAGGAATAATTACTGCACCAACTTTGGCGTATGCTAAGTCTGCGCCCCTGGCGGAAGGAATGGCACCAATTGCTATTTCGCCAGTTAGTACTAACCACCGCGCACCACGCGAATGGACCTGTAAAAATAAACTAGCCAATTGGATTTATAAGGCTGGCTTTAGAGGTAAAAACATTCGTGAAGCGTGGGCTATTGCTATGAGAGAAAGCAATGGTACAAATTTAGGGCCAGGAGATTCAGGATTTAATGGAAGCGACTTCGGTCTTTTTCAATTAAATTCCGGCGCCTGGTCAGGTGAATCATGGTGGGATACGCAATTATTGCTAGATCCTATATATAATGCCAAAATTGCTTACAAAATGAGTAGAGGAGGCAAATCGTGGATTCCTTGGGGAATGCGCGACAATATGGAATTTGATACTGCTTCATACGCAGGAATTTGGAGTAGCGATCAGTTTTATGCGTGGGTAATAGAACCTTACCAAAGATACTATGCACAATATCCATGCAAATGATACACTAAATCCTAGACGCAAATAAAATTGCGGCAACAGTCTAGGATGCCTCAGTAACTCAGTTGGCCAGAGTAATCGCCTTGTAAGCGATAAGTCATCGGTTCGAATCCGATCTGAGGCTCGTGAATGAAGAAGAATTGCAATATTTCATGATTTATTTAGAGGATCAGGGAATCCTTGAATGGGTCGGTATGGATGATTCTGGTGAAAGAACATTTGTATTTAATTTTGCAAAAATGTTTCAGTTTATGCCAGAGTTATATTATGCAATAATGCAGGATATAGATGAATCTCTTATGCATTTATATCAGCAGGGATTTGTCGAAATTGAATATGATGAACATTTAGTTCCTTCATTTAAAATAAGTGATGCTGGAAAGAAATATTTAGAAGAAAATGGAATTCCAATACCAGAGGATTTAGATGATGAATGACAATCGTAATGTTATTGATTATTATAAAGAGTGGGAAACAGATCAGATAAAGGCTGATTTAGATACCCGCCGACTGCCGTTTATTGTTGGATTTGAAAATCTTTCGGGAGACTTCAATAAGGCTACTGGCATTCGCAATGCTAATGCATTTATGGCTAAAGAATGTTGGATTATAGGCGCTCGCAAATGGGACAAGCGCGGGGCCGTTGGTACTCAGCACTATAATCATTTAAAGTACGCAAGTGATTTTGGCACTCTATTTGTTAATGAAGAATTTGAATATATTCGCAAGATGCGTTGGGTAGCGGTTGATAATGTTCCTGGCGCTACTCCATTAAATAAGTATGAATGGCGCGATGACTCCTTTATTTTGTTTGGAGAAGAGCAGAGGGGGCTGTCGTCATTTGCGCTAGGGATGGCTGATGATATTGTTTCTATCCCGCAACTTGGTAGTGTTCGCAGTTTAAATGTTGGTACAGCAAGTGGCATCATTATGTACGACTATGTAAGCAAATTAGGCATGATATAATTAATTATGGCTAAAACATATTTACCAACTGATGGAATGGCTGCTGCTGCCCGTAGAGCATTGCAATGGAAAAAAGAGGGCAAGCGCGGCGGAACAAGAGTCGGACTAACTAGAGCAAATCAGTTAGTAAATAAAGAGCAATTGTCAGAAGATACTGTATTAAGAATGTATAGTTTCTTTTCTAGGCATGAGGTAGATAAGAGAGCGCAGGGATTCAGTCAGGGAGAGGATGGCTTTCCTAGTCCTGGCAGAGTAGCATGGGATTTATGGGGCGGAGATGCAGGAGCATCATGGTCATCACAGAAAAGGGATCAAATAATGAAAGATAGAATGGTAAAGTCAATCTGGTCTGGAGTATTTTTCCCAGCAGATAAAGCAGTTGAGGTTGAGGCATTAGTAGAAGAAGATGCCCCACTTGATGAGCCAGTAGCAGTTGAGCCAATAGTTGAGCCAACTGTAGTACCTGAACAAGCAGCGGATTCTACTGAAATTGTAGAAGAAGTTGTAGACTCATCAAATTCTGATGAGAGTATTGAAGATACTCAAGAAAATATTTCAGAAGAGCAAGTAGTAAGTGAAGAGGCAGCAGTAGACACTACAGAGGCATCAGAGCCTGCTCCCGTGTCAGAAGAAACTGTTGCGGTAGATAGTACAGTAGAAACAGAATAATACTAGTTAGGAACTGCAATGAAGGTGCTTATTGGAGGAAGCCGTAATTGGGTTGACTACAATCATGTTGTACGGAAAATGACAATCTTGTTAGAAGATTGGGTTCGTAATAGTCCAGATGACCGTAGAATTATTTTTGTACACTCAGCATCTACTCCTGCAGAAAATATGGTAACAGAATATATTGGTAAAGTAGATAAACTACTTAAGCAAAAGGGTTACCATATAGATGAAAAGATAGTAAATAATAACAAGCCAATTTCTGAAAACATCTTTAGTTCATCTAATTTAGATATTGATAAGGCAATATTTTTTATCAGAGACTCTTGCAAAAAAACACAGTCTATTGCTAATATAAGTAGTGCAATAGGAATTCCAACGGAAATAGTGAAAGGGTGATGATGATGCCAAAAGGAGATCTTTTCTCGTCTAAGTCGGCGTGACCAAAAGTTTTTGGATCTTGCACTTAACGTTGCACAGTCTTCTGAATGTAGAATGAAGCATGGTGCAGTAGTTGTTAAGGGTGGTAGTGTAATTAGTATAGGTATTAATAAAAATAGAAATCTTCCAACAATAGTTTCTTCAGAGCATATCAAGACACATTGCTCTATACATGCTGAAATAGATGCTTTGCGTAAGGTAAAGAATCCGAAGGGGGCTACTATTTATATTGCCCGTGTTAATAAGCACGGACAGGATCGGCTCTCTCGCCCATGTGATAGATGCCATGATGCAATTAAAGATGCTGGCATTAGAAAGGTGGTATATACATGAGTGATACGAGAAATATAGAATTACTTTTAGATGGAATAAGAGAAGAACTATCAAGAATAAGAATCGTCCTTGAGCAAGATGCGTATAAGAAATCAATGATTCTACAGAAAGCGAATGATGAAAACTTTAACACTAAACTATTCTGAGGCTCACGATTTTGTGAGTAAAAATAGCCATCGTGGATATTTCTGGGATGGATGGAATATCAGTAGGTGGGTTCCTAATCCTTCAGGATTCATGTCAAAGAACGGCATGTATCGTAATAATAAGTGGGGAATGTCTTATTCCTATCCACTTCAAGATTCGGGTTCGTGGGAAGTGAAGGTTCCTGCTAATGTCGAATATAATTGAAGACCTTGGCCTAGATGCTGATAATCTGAAGTGGTATCAACTTGCAGCATGTATTAATGCTGATATTAATATGTTTTATGATGATTATGAAACAGATAAGTTTTTGGCAGCACAGGTTGATGAAATGTGTTTACATTGTCCAGTCATTAAACAATGCTATAATGAAGGTGTAAGAAATAAAGAACGCGGCGTCTGGGGCGGTGTTTATATGGACCTTGGACGCATAGATAAAGAGTATAATGCACATAAGACACAAGACACATGGAAAAGGCTAAAGGCTATACATGGATCAGGTATTTTACACAAAAGAAATGGCGAAGGCGATCAGGCAGATTAAGCCGCCATTTTCTGGTATTAAATTAGATATTAGAAAGCGTCCTAATTATATAGCACTAACCATTCATGAAGATAATATCATGGAAATGTCTGAATCTAAGCGTATGCAAGTTATGGATTATTTATTGCAGATTAGATCTATGATACAGAATTTTGGCGTTAGATGCGAGATAGAGGGAATAAAGTATGTCTAATCGCTCCATACATCACTACTTTGTTTATATAGAAGAAGAAGGTTGTTATGGGATAACTGAAAATATGGGCGCATATGCTAGTTTAGTAAAATACAATAAAGATGGAATTGAATATAAAGTAATGATTTTAAATGAAGATCTAATATTTTTAGAAGATATAAGTATTGGCATAGAGGAAGAAGAAATTTAATGGTTTGCTATTCATGCGGTCAGCCAAAAAATGATTTAACGGCTAAAAAATCCGCCCTTCTAGGCGGCATGAATTTGCTTCTTTGCAAAAAGTGTATAGAATCTAAGTATGAGCCAAGGTGGATTATTATCCTGGCAGGAAGAAAGTTTGGGCCAGACTTAGTAAGGGAGTATGTAGTTCGTCATAGATATGTCGGAAAAGAAATTTCAGCAAGTGAACTCATCTCCTAGCACAAAGCGGTGTCAGGAAATAATAAACCAGATTAATCAATTAGTATCGATAATTAGATCTGGTGATGCTACTCAAAGAGATGTTAATGTTTGTATGGCCCTTACTAATAAGTTAGTAAAATTTATTAGTAAAGCAAAAGATATTGATGATTTTTCTAAATGGCTAGCAAACGAGACTGTTGAAATGTCTGCCTATACATGTAAAATATATGATAGAACTAAGATAGATGATAAAATATAAGTAGCAATCTTTACCCCAGGGAGACAGGCTACTGAATATTCCAGACGCAATTCTAATAGCACTAATCGGCTTGATTGGTGCCCTATCTACTGGCGCTGTCGCTAAAATGTTTGACTATAGGCTAGGTAGACTTAAGCACGAATTTGAAAAGGGCGTGCAGGATAAAGCCATAGAAATGGAAGAATTAAAGATTCTCAAGCAGGAATTAGAGAGTAGAAAAGAAGAAATAAGAAGCCTAGAGGAAGAGTTAGATAAATGGAAGGGCAAATACTACGAGATGCTTGAACATTTAATTAATCTTAAAGGGCAATTAGAAAAAAAATAATATTCTAGAAATCCATTTCGACTTAAGATATAATATAAATAGACAAAATCCTAGATATTGGAATGTTATGACTTGCATAGTAGCAATAACTGATGGCAAAAAAGTCTATATGGGTGGCGATGCTGCTGCTGCAGATGAGAATTTATCAATGATTTCTGCTAGAAAAGAGCCAAAAGTATTTCTTAAATCAGGATATTTGTTAGGATATTCAGGAAGTTTTAGATTTGGCAAGGTTGTACAGCATAGTTTTACTCTCCCTAAGCCAGCCTATGATGACATTGATAAATTTTTAAATACTACATTTGTTAATGCTCTTAGAGAAGTATGCGAGGCAAATAAGGTAGACCCCTCCTCAGAGGAGGATTCCTCTGAAATGCTGGTGGGCATTGGAGGAAGAGTATTTGAATTTTGTAATGATTGGCATTTTGGCGAGGATATTAATAATTTTAATGCTATTGGTTCTGGCACGCAACTAGCCCTAGGATCTTTATATTCTACTAGACGAATGAAGTCCTATAATGCTAGAATACAACTAGCACTTGAGTCAGCAGAAAGATTTTCTACATCTGTTAGAGGACCGTTTACAATACTGGAGTTATAATGCTAGATGCCAGAGGTATTCCCACACCAGAATGCCCAAATTGTAGTAGTTGGCTGTTGAAAATATGCGTAACTTTCGATGAAGATTATAATATTGGCGGCTATTTAACTAGTGCTGAGTGCGCTAATTGTGGTACACTTCTTACTGCACCGACACCATTAGATCATCCAGATTATGAGGAGATGCTATGAATGATGGAATTGATGACTACTTTGAGACTAAGTGGATAGACTGCTAATACTTATATTTAAAGTTTCAATTAGGCCCCTATGAATATTGCATAGGGGCTTAATTATTTTAAGTAAATAGGACAAATTATGACAATTACGATAATTCCTTTTTATAAATATCTATATGATATAATATAAACATAGAGGCACCCCATTCCTTTAAAATATAACTAAAGGAGTTTTTCTGGTGCAAGATAAGACAAGTAATTTAATTATATGGTTAGTAATTGGAGCGATATTTCTTATTACAGTTGGCGCTCTAATATTTATGTTTAACTCTTCTGCAAATGCTGGTGGAGGAAAGGTAGAAATATGTCACGCCACCGCGTCACAATCTAATCCATATGTAAGCATAGAAATTGATTCTTCAAGCATTGAGAATCCCAATGACAATAAGTATTTAAACGGACATGGAGATCATATGAATGATATTATTCCACCATTTTCGTTTAATGAATCATCTTTCCCTGGTAGGAATTGGGACGATACTGGTCAGGAAACTTGGAATAATGGCTGTAAAATAGTCATTCCAACACCTACACCAACCCCAACCCCAACTCCAACGAAGTCAACACCAACGCCCACTCCAACGGAGCCAACTCCTACACCAACGGAGACAACCCCTACGCCAGAACCAACGGAGACAAGTCCAACACCAACGCCAATCCCAACAGACATACCCGCTGGTGGGGGAGGCATGGCTGTAGAAGTCCCCGCTTTAAAATAAATGCCGAAATAGTTCCTGTTGGAATAACTTCTAATAACTCAATAGAAATACCTGATGATATCTCAAAGGTGGGCATTTATAAATATGGAGCCGCCCCTGGGTCTAATGGGGGGTCTACAATTCTCGTGAGTCACCGCGATGGAGTAGGTCCAGACCCAGGGGCTTTCTATAAATTGGAAACACTTCAAATGGGGGATGAAGTTTATGTTTCCGATATTAATTATACATTAAAATATTTAATAATTGACCGATATCTGATCAAAAAGGACGAATTCTTTAAGAAATCATTAAGACT